ACTTGGTTAGCCTGCGCAGCATTGAACTGGGACTGAGCATTCCGTTCCGCCGCGTTGAACATGGCAACTTGGTTCGTTTGTCCAGCGTTGAACATGCCAACTTGGTTGCGCTGGGCAGCATTGAACTGGCGCATGCTGTTGATCTGGTCAGCGTTGAAGCGGGCAATGCTCTCCTGAAGACCAGCAAAAAATTGGTTCGTCTGGTTCTCGGATGCGGCATTGAACTGGGCAGCAGCGTTACGAGCAGCCTGATCCGACAGGAGTGCGTTGGCCCTCAACTGGGTGTTGAAAATAAGGGACTGCTGTTCGTTGGCGAGGTTTTGTAGTTCGAACTGAGCATGAACACGAGCATCCTCGACAGCAATAGGAAGAGCAGCTTCCATAGCGGCTTGCACAATGGCTTGGCCAGCCATAGAGCTTGCACCAAGTCCACGCTGCTTCATTGCAGCCATAGCCTCACGCATGGCACCCTGTGCCCACGGAGGAGTCCCCTGCTCAAAGTCCTGCATCAACTCAGAAAGCTGACCTTGCACCGTGGCACGGGCTGAAGGATCGGCAGTAGCAAAGTTGCTACCATACATGTTGATCAGGTCATCCATAGCCCCGGAGACTTCAGATGCTTGGTAGGTAGCAGCAGGGATGTAATCTGGGGCTTGAGCCGTGACAGCTTCACCGGCAGAGGTATATCCAGCCGTAGTCGTACCGGCTTGTGCAGCAGGACCAGCAGTAGTAAGACCAGCTTGCGCAGCCCCACCCACTTGGGCAAGACCAGCAGACGTGACACCAGCTTGGGGTGCAGCACCCGCCTGACCAGTTCCCGCAGCAATCAGTCCGTTGTTAACCCCATCAGCACTGAAGCTGGGAGCCGTGGCAGAGGTGACAAGGGAGGCAGGGTCCATAATGGCCTGACCGGCAGCCTCACCACCGGAGGGCATGACACCCACGTTGAAGTTCTGTTGTGCGACAGCCAAGGCTTGCTCGGCATCAGCCAAGCGACTCTGTCTTGTGGTGCTGTTGGGGGCCTCGGCCAACTGCTGAAGTCGCAGGGCGTAAAGGGCCTGTGCATCATTCAGTTCCGCAGTCAACGCTTCGGGAGAAACAGAAGCTTGAGTGGAAGCACTCATCTCGCTGAACGGGGTAAAGGTTGTTCCACTTGAGGTAGTGCTTGTAGTAGACGTGGGGGTCGTGACATTCGTTGGGGAAGTCACGTTGGTGGTGTTTAGAGAGTCTAGCTGACTCTGCAAGCTGGCAAGCGTAGCCTCGTACTGAGGAAGAATAGTGGACCTTTGCCCAGCATTCATCCAGCTAGAGTTATCAATATAACTCTGGTACTGGTCGATCTGTGCCTGTAGTTCTGCTGCAGTAGGCATTAGTTACCCTCCATCTTTGCTCGGACAACTGCTTCCTTTGCAGCCTCTTCCGGGTTGGGGAAGCCGGCGGCAGTAAACAGTTTAATCAAAAGAGGCTCATCCTCTTTGATATGTGTAGTCAACTCCCAGTCCTCCCGTTCTTCTTGAGTTGCGGTATTAGCAAAGTAGTTTTTTGCAAATCCCCATGCGTTTTGTCCTTGGTAATTACGAGTCCTTAGAAACTTGACAAACTGTTTCTTGGCGACAACAGCGGGTTGAGGAGGAAGAGGCTCAGGAAAAAGACGCTTACGAATTGTCCCCTTGGCACCAATAGCAACACCTCTTTTCTGCTTGACCGAGTTTACCCAAGTCCAGATAGGGGCGTAGGTTTCAACGAGGGTGTTGAAATCTTCATCCTCCAAAGGGCGGTGTGTAGACACAAGGACATCTTCAAACCCCTCGCTCTTGTAGCGAATGAGCATAGACTCTTCGGTTACTTCCTCCACCTCGTAGGTGTATTCAATCTCTTCCATTCAAGTTTTCCTTAAACTATTGGTCCGGTTCTCGTACCGGTGCTACGCCAAGTGATGTTAGCGTTCCCGTTTACGGCCTGACCAGCAGCACCACCCGCACCACCCGAAGTCTGCCCGGCGGGACCATCTGCTGGTCTGCCCGCAGTACCTGCTGCACCATAGGTGCCACCCCCTCGGCCACCGCCACCATCTGCGTAGAAAACGTCCCCACCAGAACCACCACCACCGGCAGCAGAAGAAGTCCCAGTCCCACCGGCACCCCCGTTTTCATCAGAGTTATTATCCCCACCAGACGCGGTAGCACTGCCACCAGAACCCCCCGAAGCAGAGTAAGAGGCGTTCGTGCGACCACCGCCACCACCACCGCCACCGGCAGCGTAGTAGTTAAGTGGTTCATCTTGACCCTGCCCGATTGCCGAAGAAGCAGCCCCACCGCCACCTCCGCCACCTCCGCCACCCCCATGGATAGCTCCGTTGTTGTCTACAATACACGGAACAGTGACACGAAGGGCACGTCCACCAGCGACACCGGCAGAGCCGTTATTTGAACTACTCGGAGCGGTAGCACTGCCACCAGAACCACCGGCACCACCACGACCAACAATAGTCCCGTCGTTGATTAGCGTGACACCATTAGGAAAGTCCCCAGAAACGGTGACAGCAGCAGTAGAATTGCCTTGGGTAGAACCCCTTATCTCACCCGTAATGGTAAAGACAAGTCGAGAGCTTCCATCCCAACCGTTAGCCAAGGCATAAGTTCTAACATCCAGATTACCAGCCTGAGTACCTCTGCTGACGTATTGAGTATAGAAGTCAGAGAAAGAGATCGCGCCACTTGAGATACCAACCAAGGCTCTAATGTCAGAGTCATTCAAGGAAGCAGTGGTGCCAGCAGAACCCCCAGCTTCGGTGTGGAGATCATCCATGTCAATTGCACCACTACTGGGAATTGGCATTCTTCAACTCCTCAACTTCTTTCTTCAACTCCTTGACAGCCTCGACAAGAAGACCAACAAGGTTCCCATAGCAAACCGTGTAATATCCATCATCACCCTCAAGAACAACTTCCGGTACAACTTCCATCACTTCTTGAGCAATAAGGCCGATGTTACGACGATCAAACCTTTCGTAAGACACACCCCTCAGCTTGGAGACTTTTTCGAGACCACCTTCAATTGTTTCAATGTTGTCTTTCAATCTTGCATCCGAGTACGCTGTGACGTTTCCGTAAGCATAAAAATCCCCGGTTGTCCTGCGAGAGTAAAACATATGCTGCGCCCCATCGTCATCGTAACAACGGAAAAGGTCTGAACTGGCGTAGAGTCTGATCAGAGCACCCGTATCCGTTTCACTAAGATAAATTCTGGGAGCAGTTCCGGACAAAGTTATATAACCAGTCGAAGCATCAAGAAGTATGTAGTTTCCTACTTGCAAGTCTCCACTCATCGTATCCCCGTTGACGTTGACAAAGTCGCTATAGTCAGACGTGGGGATGTAATTACTGAGAGAGCTTGTAGTTGCGTAGTTGGAAAGGGCACTAGTGACATAAGAAGTCGTAGCATACCCACGGGTACTCACCCAGCTTTCAGTGGCATACCCGCTCAAAGCAGAAGAAGTGATATAGCCACGGGTGGTGACCCAGCTTTCTGTAGCATAACCTTGCCCTGTTACATAAGCGGTAGTAGCATAACCAGAGATCGTAACACCACTGATGCTACCACCAGTGATGGCCACGTTTCCTGCAGACTGGTATGCCATAGTGTTCAGGTTTAGGAGTGACTGAAGGCTCCCAAGGTCACTGACACCCGTGCCACCATAGGCAACCGAAAGTGGGGCAGACAGGCTGCTGACGGTGGCTCCAAGAAGGTTGCCAGAGAAAGTCCCAGTGGCAATGGTCACTCCGTCAATAGTCCCGCCATCAATATTCACCGTATCTGCACGGAGGTCATCAACGTAGGCAATGCCATCGATGTAGAGATCGCGAAACTCAAAGCCCGAAGAACCGAGATCATAAGCGTCATCAGTCGTAGGCAAAATGTGGGCAGAGGGGGAGATGTCCACACCACCACTGACAATCAGGTTCCCGTCTACAGTCAAGTTATCAAAAGTGCCATCAGCAGGGGTCACCCCGCCGATCACTGTTCCATTAATTGCACCACCGTCGATACCAACCGAAGTAGCCGTCAACGTAGTGAAGTCTGCTGCGGCAGGAGAAGTTCCTCCGATGACAACGTTGTCCAGCGTACCACTAGTCATGGTAACAGTATCGGCTTCAAGGTTGTCGATATAGGCAGTTCCATCGATGTAGAGGTCTTTCCACTCATACACCGGGGTACCAAGGTCATACACGTTGTCCGTCTTCGGACGGAGGGCAGACGAGGTAGCAACGGTATCCTGAGCAGGACCAATGACGGATACAGGACCACCCTCAGCAGCCGTGCCATCGTGGGTATGACCAGTCGTGGCATTGAACGCAGCCTCAACCGCATCATATTCACCATCCAAATCCGCTGCCCGGATGACGTTCCCAGTAGCGATGTTGTCAGGAGTATCATTTCTGATGTAGCCAGCCATGTTTAGTTCCTGTCGTGCAGCATGTATTCAATCAAGATCGTATCAAGAGCAAAGGGAGCTTGGTCTGCCTCGTTAAACGTATAGAGCAGGGAGTAGGTATAACCAGAACCAGTAACAGTGACAGAGAAGATAGAGATCAGCTTGTCACCAAAGTAACTGGAATCATAGACAGCGTTACCGTAAGTTGAACCCCCACCACTACCGGCGTTACTTAGTTCCCGAGACGAGGGTTGGATACCGCCCGGCTCGTCTTGGTCAAGTCGGGTAGCTAGGGTTCCTACAACTTCACCGGTGGTGTCAATGTGAGTAGTCACCCGGTAGAAACTTTTACGCATTGCCGGGTCATCAAAAGAAAAATAGGGAGAGTAGAAAGAAGCGTTGATCGTCACCCCGTCAAAGTCATTCCCATTCTCCATCTTGTAGACAAACCCAGTGTCATAGGCAAAGACAATTACCTCGTCGTCATCCACGTTGGAGTAGACAGAATCAGAGACGTAGACCTTCATCCCCTCAATCTGTCCCCACGCAATCCCCTCAGAAGTCTGGTCAGCAAACTGAGTTCCGATAAAGCCTCCCGCAGCAGAAGACTGAATGGCCGCAGAGTAACCAAAGATTCGGTACTGGTTCTTCTTTCTCACCACCATAGCTTCAAAGCTGGTGTTGTTGGTGAAGAAGGAAGTCATCTCGTCCTGAATGTTACGGGAGATCACGGCCAGACCAAAGTCACCAATCCGTTCCGTAGCAGTCAGCAGTCGCACACCGTCGATGTAGACAAAGGCAATGTCACCACCGACTTCCTGAATTGTATCAGGCTGAGAGCAGCCCACATTTTGGGTAATGGGGGCCAGAGCAAAGTCCGTAGAACTAGAACCCGTCAGTCGGTAGATCGTGTTGGTAGAGAAAATGATCAACTGGTCACGGAAGACAATGACACCAGTGATTTCGTGGGGGAAGCTGATTACCCCCGCACCATTACCAGAGTCAAAATCATCGTCATCAAACGGGGCACTGAATGCAAGGCTGTTGTTCTTCGCAAAGAACATGTGCTCCTTGAAGTCCGTAACAAAGGTGGCAGATTGAACGTCGTTAGGAGCCTCTGTATAGACCGTATAGGCACCGCCAGCATACTTGATGGGGAAGTTCACCCCGTCCGCAGCAATCAGCGTAGGCGTACCGGAGTAGTCGTGACGAGCAAAGCGAACCTTGTCAGTGGGAAGGCTTCGTCCAGCGGACTTGAAAGTGATTTCAGCATTGTCAGAGGGGGTGGAGTCAAGGGCAGGGGTAATAGTAAGGGTGCAAGCCCCAGCCGTCACGGTGCCCACAGCAGTAATTGTGTAGAGTAGGTTCACCCCGGCAATATTGAAGGTGTCACCAATTCGGGGAGTAAGAGTCAGCCCGTCCACGTTAAGAGACGTACCACTCTGAGCACCCCCATCTACGAGGACTGTACCATACGCTGGAGCAGAGGTTATGCGGGTCCACGTAGACCCCCCGTCAGACCCCTCCCAGAGGTCCACACCCCTGCTTGCAATAGTCTTCCCTTCGAAGTAGGTGATGCCATTGATCACCTCGCTGTTGTTCCCAAAGGTCACTGCAGCTTGGTCAGCAGGGGAAGAAGCGAGTGACTGGTTTAGGGTGAGGGTGGCTGTGCGGTTAGTGGAATTGAAGCTCACCCCCGTAATTGTGTAGGTACCGGTAACCCCGGCAATCGTAATGGTGTCGTCTACCTGAGGCGTAACGTGGATGTCGGCAATGTTCAGAGAACTACCCGATTGGCTACCACCCTGAACCACAGGCTCCCCGTAGGGAGGAATATAGCCGGTGTTGAATTTCTCATAGCCAAGAATACGACGATAGCCACCCTCGACCGAAGGCTCAAAGTTGATAAGCTGGCGGGCAGACCCCGGTTCCATGATGCCCTGCTGAAGGGGGCTGTAGTTGGTAACCAACCCACCCCTAAGAGCTACAGGAAAAGTCTTCCAGCGAGAAGCCATTAAGTCAGCCTTTCATAAACACTTGCATTCGATTGTTGAACACGAGTATCCCGAATATATTCAAAACGGTTGATATAGATTGACCGCATATCTTTCAGACCCATATCGAACCTGTTGAAAGAGCGGTCAGCATTTTCAATATCCCCACGGAAGCTGTAAATGTAGAACATTGCACCATCAATAATTACATGACGGAAAGCTTGAGGAATTGTAGGAACATCAGTGTAGAGATTCAAGTCTACAGGAAGAAGGTAATATTCGTAGACAAGCTCGTAGGCTTGATCCGGGGAGGGGTAGACAAGGTATTCATTACCCGGTCCACGAATAATGAACTTGGGCATATCCCTGATACTGGTATTGGCAGTATTATATTCAGAGTCTGCATATTTATCCAGAAACTCTTCATAATCCATTTGCCAAAGTTTTTGAGTCGTGGTCCCGAAAGAAGAATTTCGCTTGACACGAAAGGTGTTATAGTCTACATGCTTTGCGTTGTTGGGAATGGGGTATCTTACTACCCCAGC